TGTATTGCCCTGTACCATCTTTGGTTGGTGTCAGATCTGCCGCCGCAATACTTACGGTGTACTCGCCTGCTGGGATTGGCGCAAAGTCGCCGCCGGTTGATTCGGGCAATTCGTCTGCGCGGATGGTTGTGCCTAAAAATGCCATGATTACACTCCGAGTTTGTTTAGGATTAAGCCCAAGTCAGGCTGTTCTACAGCGTCAACATATCCGCCGCGTTCTTTGGCTTGCCACAAGCCATCGGTTTTGGTCTGCAAGTAGCGCGTCACATTGCCCTCCGCGTCTTTTTCGTTGCGCAAGGCAAAAACAAAGTCAAACAAATAGGGCAGTTGCTGACCAAGTTTCTGGCCGACCATTGCTGGTTGGTACAGCAAGCGGCCTGCTTCGTCCTGCGTCTTTTCGCACTTAGCGATAATCAGCAAGTGCTTGGGTAAGCCGCTGAATGCGCGGATCATTGCCACGATTGACTCTTGTGTCGCGCCGTATGCCTGACGTGGGTCAATTGGCTTACCGTTTACGGTGCGTGCTTTCTCAGTGCTTAGCACGATTTCAGCAATTTCACTTATCGAATCAATGACAACAGACTTGATGTGTTCAGCATCTTGCGACGACAAAAACACAAATGCTTCGCGCAATTCGTCGATTGTCGTCACTTCGACATAAGGCAAGTCTGCGCCACGCAAAGACAGTAAGCCGCCTTCTGCGCTAATGATAAATGGGCTTGGCAGTGTTGCGGCAAGCGTTGTCTTGCCTGTGCCTGCGTGTCCATATACGCAAAACTTCGCGTACACAGGCGTTTCGGTGGAAGTTCGCTTGATGCGATCAATGAGGCTCAATTTTATTACTCCTTTATCGCGGTCAGTCGTGACGGCGTATTGCTAGATTAGGTGATCTCAGATATATTGTCAAGCATTCGCACAAACGGAGCAGTAAAAAAATGATGATGACCCTAGAGCAAGTGCAAAAAGCCTTGCAGGATCGAAACTTGAAGGCGGTATCTAGTGGCTGTGGTTTGGCTTATGACACGGTTTGGCGCATCGCCAATGGCAAGATTGAGCGCGTGTCATACGATGCTGTTAAGGCGCTGTCTGACTATTTGCAGCAAGGAGCGGCAATCAATGGCTAATATCGTCGATATGCTCGGTCGCGCATTTACGCCGCCAGAAGTCGTGCCACAGCACCAAAAGCCTGCTGAGTTGCAGTTAGCCGAAGCTATTGCAAGCTATGGCATGATCCCGCCGGACGATATCCGCTTAGACGGTTGCATCCATCGGTTTAGCGCGTCAGGCAAAAAGAGTGATGATGCAGGCTGGTATGTTGCATTTAACGACAAAATCCCCGCTGGTCAATTCGGCAATTGGCGCGATGGATCGGCGCATAATTGGCGTGCCGATATTGGGCGCGATTTAAGCCCCGTTGAAAACATGGCGCACACTCGCCGCATTGCTGAAGCTAAGGCGGCACGGGAAAGGGCGCAAGAAGCCACAAAACAGGCAGCTAGTGAGGCTGCTGACGTGATCTGGTCTAATGCTACGCCAGCAAGCGACGATCACCCGTATTTAGTCAAAAAGGGCATTGCTGCGCACGGCCTGCGCGTCACTGGCGACGGTCGATTGATTGCGCCAATGATGGCTCACGATGGCAGCGTAACTAGCCTGCAATTTATCGCAGCCGATGGTGATAAACGCTTTTTAGGCGGCGGCGCAGTCAAAGGCGCGTCATGGATGGTGGGCGCATGGCTAGACACCGGCGCGGTATACATCGCCGAGGGCGTGGCGACTGCGGCGAGCATCCATGCAGCCACAAATCAGCCGTGTGTTATCGCATATAGCGCAAACAATCTTGAGTCTGTCGCTGTTATGGTGCGCGGTATTGCAGGCCAAGCGCGTGACTTGGTTGTGGTTGCAGACAATGATGATAGCGGCACAGGCGAGCGCGAAGGGCGCAAGGCTGCGCAGGCTAGTGGAGCACGCTTTGTTATGCCGCCGAGCTTAGGGGATGCCAACGACTACACGCAAAGCGGCGGCGACTTGCTGGCATTGCTTGCACCGCCTGCAAATGATTGGCTAATTGCGGCGGATGACTTTTGTGCGCAGCCGTCACCGATCAAGTGGCTAATCAAGCATCACTTGCAATCTGATGCGTTGATTATGGTGCATGGGCCGTCAGGCGGCGGCAAAACCTTTACCGTGCTTGATATGTGCCTAAGTATTGCGAGCGGCAAGCCTGACTGGTGCGGCCACAAAGTCAAACACGGCGCGGTTGTCTATTTGGCCGGTGAGGGTCATCACGGGCTGCGCGGACGGATTGCGGCATGGAAGCAGCACCACAACGCAGGCAAGCTTGATATGTGGTTAAGCAAGGCAGGCACAGATCTGAACACGCCAGACGGCTATGCGCGTGTGCGTGACAATATCAATGCGCTACCCGTCAAGCCTTGCCTGATTGTCGTTGATACGCTGCACCGCTTTTTGTTGGGCGACGAAAACAGCGCACAGGACGCTAAGACTATGCTCGACGCTTGCGGCAACTTGATGCAAGAGTTTGGCGCGAGCGTTTTGCTTGTGCATCACACGGGTGTAAGCGATGAAGCACAGCACCGAGCGCGGGGGTCATCGGCATGGCGTGGCGCGTTGGATATTGAGCTATCCGTGATCCCTGCTAAAGATGGCGCACCCATGCAGCTTGTGCAGCGTAAAAGCAAAGACGCTGAGCTTGCGCCGCCTGTCTATTGCCGCCTAGTGAGCGTGCCGATACACGGCTGGTTTGACGAGGACGGCGAGCAGGTGACTAGCGCGGTGGCTGTACAGGTAGATGCTGATGAGTGCGCAAGCCTGAGTAAGTCGGACATGCCTAAGCGCGTGCTAGAAGCTAAAAAACGCTTTGAGGATGCCTGCATTGCGCTAGGTGACATTAAGGATGGCGGCGTGTATCTAAGCTCGTCTGCGTGGCTGCATCACGCTAAAGAGGTGGCAGGCGACAGCAAGACAGATGCAACCGTGCGTAAGGATGTTAGCCGAGATAAAAAGACGCTGTTAGATGAGGGTTTGATCAGCGAGTTTGAGCAGGGTTTTTTGTGCTCTGATCCTGTCGTTTTGCTGATCCGTTCGAGCGCCCTAAAGTGATCAAAAAACGAGCGCGGCAAGCGCGGCAAAAGCGCGGCATTTTAATTCTGCCGCGTCTGCCGCGCAGGGGGCAAAAAGTCACAAAATGCGCTGGACAGCGCGGCAAAATTAGTATAGGCTGACAAAGTCGCCTAACTAATTGCCGCGCTTGCCGCGCTTTGTGATGCGGACGGGTTTGGGTGGGTTAGTTTGGTCAAAAGGTGATTTTTATATCGCCTTTTTTATTGACTGCTAAAATGTTATGTAATACTATCGAGTCTTATCAACCAAGAGGTGTTTTTATGAAAAAGTTTCGCATGAGCGCAGAGATTGCGCGGGTTCTTTTTGAGGCTAAAGACGGCGTATTGTTTTGGGCGGACAATGGCGCGGTGAACGAAGCGGTTCGTGGTCGTCGAGTGGGGGCGACAAGCAGTAATTTTGAGCAGACATCGTATCTTGGTAATCGTTACGACACAGCCGACTTATTGCACCTTGTCGAGCGCGGCGAATGGCCTGCATATGAGGACACAAAAAAAGGACTCCAAGCCAAAGTGCAAAAAAAGAACACAGTAAAACGTGACAGTCGGACGTACAGCCGAGAGATGCAGGATGTTATTGCTGAGCGCCTAAGCGTTATTGAGGACATGTTGCGAGGTTGAAGAATGAGCGAAAACAGAAGGGCTGTTCGACGTCGCTACTTTGAAAAGTTGGTAACGGTGTCTATGCAGATCAATCCTGAGACTGAGCCAAAGGTAGCGGCGCGTATCTTGGAGTTAAAACGGAAAAAGCAGGTCACGGCGTTTTTGAAAGACGCTTTGGAAAATTACAAAGTTGATGAGGTGTGAAGATGAACCTATACGATTACGGCGACGAACTTGCCGCCAAAATTTCAGCCGTCCAGCAGATGATTGAGGACGGCGAGGACGTGGAAGGCGAAGCGGTGCAGGCTGCTTTGCGTGAGATGGTGAGCGCCGAGGGCGACTTGCACGCCAAAGCTGCAAACGTGGCTTTGTATATCCGTGAGCTTAAGGCGCAGGCCGAAGCAGTCAAGGCTGAACAAGATCGGTTAGCGAAACGTCGAGCAAGCCTTGTGCGGCGCGCCGAATCGCTGACAGATTATTTGCTGGGCGCATTGCAACAGCATGGCATTAATCAGGTTAAGACGCCGTTAGTGACGGTGTCGGTGCGGATCAATCCGTGGTCAGTTGAAGTGGCAGACCCAAAGGCATTGCCGCCTGAATATCTGACGGTTAAGGTTGAGCCAAACAAAAAAGCACTGCTTGCAGCGCGTGAGTCGGCGCAGTTTGATGGCGTGACATATCAAAAATCCATCAGCCTGCGGATCAGTTAATCAGTAAAACTGATTAGACTTAACGCGCAAAACCAGCAAAAATCAATGTGTGGCTAGGGTAGCTCCCGACAAACGTGAAACGTCTAGCGCGTTGCCACACACTCCACTAGACGAAACCTGTAGACGGGGTTTGTATGTTCAAGTTTATCCTATTCGCGTGCCTGATCACTAAAGGCGGCACACATCAAGAGTGCGCACCAAGCGCAGTTTATCAAACCAAAGCCGAATGTTATGCAAGCGCCGCAGTCGTTGAAGATGATGCGATGCGTGATGGATTTTTTTGTGGCTGCTGTTTGTGTTGAGGTGGAGTGATGACATGGCTAATTTCAAAAGCACTGATGGACAGCTACGCGAACTCGCACTCTTCGCCGGAGCAGGCGGCGGAATCCTTGGCGGAAAATTGCTTGGATGGCGCACCGTGTGCGCTGTGGAGTGGGACGCATACGCAGCGAGCGTCTTGGTTGCCCGCCAAAACGACAAAACGCTTGACCCTTTCCCGATCTGGGATGACGTACAGACCTTTGACGGACGACCATGGCGCGGCCTTGTTGACGTGGTTTCGGGAGGGTTTCCGTGTCAAGACATCTCAGCAGCCGGAAAAGGCGCAGGCATCGACGGAAAGCGGTCGGGTATGTGGTCACACATGGCGCGCATTATCGGTGAGGTTTTGCCGCGATTCGTCTACGTGGAAAACAGCCCAATGCTTGTGGGACGAGGACTTGCACGAGTCGTCGGTGATCTTACCGCGCTGGGGTATGACTGCAAGTGGGGAGTGTTGGGAGCGGATGACGTGGGTGCGCCCCATGAGCGTAAGCGCCTGTGGCTCGTGGCCTACGCCGACAGTATGCGGCAACTACAACCGCAAGGGACTGAGCAAGACAAGCGGGGATGGGTTGGCAACGGCAGTCAAGAAAAAGACTTGGCCGACTCCATTGGCGAGAGATTGGAAGGGGTCAAGCGGTCGGAGTTTAAAGGGCTTGGAAATGGATCATCTGCCCACAGCGGTCAAACGTGGTGGGGGTCAGACCCAGCCGACAACCCTAAATCCGAATTGGGTCGAATGGCTAATGGGGTGGCCAATCGGGTGGACAGACTTAAAGCCATTGGCAACGGACAAGTTCCGGCAGTGGCTGCAACAGCATGGAGGATTTTGAATGATTGACCAATTTATCGACCTGCTGCGCGCATGGTTAAGATTGAGTATCGGCACAGTATCGGTCACTTGCAGCGTGGTGTGCCCAAAATGGAATTCTTGATTTTGTTGCGGTCGTGGCTACGGCTCAAAATCGGCAATATTCGGCAACTTGCAAAGGTTAGCGGATTTTCG